TTAGAGGTCGTAAACCATAATAGTAACCATCGAAGGAGTGATAATACCGTCCGTGTTGTTATCTGACACACAAACCGAGATATGGCTGTTATCAAGAAAATCCGCATGTGCAATAGAACCAAACCGCTGATTAACAAAATTCTTGCGGCCATATACTTGAATAGGAATTGCAAAATATGCGCTTAATTCAGACTCGGCATAAGCAATGATGGGTACCCGGGGATTTGAAACTGGAGTGTCTAACTCCACGTTCATCTGATAGTTCAGCCCATCAATATCAGCAACCTGTCCAATCGCGCGCATACCCACTTCACGGTAAACCAATCCCATAATATAGAAAGATTTTTTTGAACCAGTCGCAATCCCGTGGTTGGGGTAATTTATTTCCCACATACCATTAGACGCATTCAGGCCATTGTCCATTGTGATCTTTGTTACAGGGAAACTTCCGGCCAGACGACGACGGACATATGGTGCACTGATAACATCAGTAAGGGTTGCATCAACCAAAACCATCTTTGTCATACCCAGTTCTACATAATATCCCTGATCCTGACGCGTAATGTAGCAACGTAATATGTTTGCATTCACCGCGGTGAATTCAACGCCAACACCATTCATTGGGGAAAATTGGCCTAATGCTTTCAACTTGAGGCCAAGGTTAAAGTTAATATCTGCCGAACCATCAAAGGCCACGCCGTTAATTTTGCGCGGTGTCGCTAATTTAGCCGCCGCAACAGCAGTTCCATTTGCAGATAATGCCCCAATGTCTCCCGCATTCAGCGCGATATCAGACGACAGCGCTTTTCCGTTTACCATCCGCCCCGATGGTACACGCCCGTTAGCGTTAGTATTAGCGTTAACTGCGGCAGTTGCAGCATTGTTAGCAACAGTAGTTGCAGAAGCTACGCGGGTGTCCGTTTCTGCCTTGGTGTAGGCTCCCACATCCCCAGCAGCGAGGCTAATATCAGCCGACAGCGCTTTTCCATTCACCATCCGTCCTGAAGGCACACGCCCGTTAGCGTTTGTGTTGGCATTCGTCGCGGATGTCGCTGCATTATTCGCAATCGCAGTTGCTGCCGTGACACGGGTATCTGTCTCTGCTTTGGTATAGGTACCCACATCAATCGCCGTAGGCGGATTCCGCGTATTATAATCACGACGCCACCCTGGAGAGTAATTATCACCATGATTAATATAAGTAAAATTGGCATTAGGTATCGCCCCGGCAGCGCTCACCGTTGAAGGTGTGGTTACGCGAATAGTTGTCGCACTTTCCACTCCGAATACTTCAATGACCGAACCCGCTAACTGGATATTACCAACACCCGTATCTGTAATGATCTTATTATTCGCATAGCTCCAACTGCCTTTACATATCCAGTAAGGATGGTTAAATGCGCCCTGGTTCTTCAGCCAAGCAATGAAATCAGAGGTTTTCCACGCACCACTATCGCCACCAATATTTATCGCTCCGTGAAAAGCACGGGCAGCACCAATATTTTTAACAAACAGATTCTTATCCGCAATATCTGCACCGTTCTGATCTTTTGCCAGCTTTCCAGCTAATGCATTCAATACCGTCGTTGAGAATTGTGGATCATTCCCCAACGCATTGGCCAATTCCTGCAACGTATCCAGCGCCGCAGGTGAACCATTCACCAATGCGGCAACAGCCGCTTTAACAAATGCCGTTGTCGCTACCTGCGTATCATTAGATGCTTGCGCAGCCGTTGGAGCCGTCGGCTTACCCGTCAATACTGGGCTCGCTTTTGGTGCATATTGCGTATGTGGGTCAGCCGCTACGTTGTGCGCATTCAGTTTATTCGCAGCCTCTGCTTTTACATCAGCGATAGCATTCAACACCGTTGCCGAGAAATTGGGATCATTACCCAATGATTTCGCTAATTCCTGCAATGTATCCAATGCCGCAGGCGCACCATTAATGAGTGTAGCAACAACGGACTTAACAAATGCCGTCGTCGCAACCTGCTGACTATTGTTGTCGGTTGCAGGTGTTGGTGCTTTAGGCATGCCGGTGAAGGTTGGGTTCGCCTTTGGCGCATATTGCGTATGCGGATCGGCGGCGGCGGCGTGTGTCGCCAGATCGCTGCCCGTTTTTTCCTGCTCTTTTTTCAAATAGCGGGTACGACTGGCCAGTTCTTTAGCCTGTCGGTTTGAAACACCATCCGGTCCACCTACGACCGGATCTGATGTTTCGATTTGGTAAATGCTGTCAACCCACTGTGGATTCTCTGACAAATTCGCCATATTCAAGCGCTCCCATGATTGTAGTTACTGTCGTATATTGCCGTCCGGTTGTAGCGGATAGGCACTTCCCAATATTCGATGCTGGCTAGGTGGCACCGTGCCGGGGCAAACATCCCAATGGCATTGCGCAGCATTCTGGCCTGATCGTTGGTAATCGGTTGTTTTAGCAGCACGCGATAAACCGCCCACGCCGCTTTGTCGCCGTGCACATAAAGGTTGTTGTAGGTGGTTTCGCCGTCGTAGCTCAGGCGGCCAATATTCTCGATCAGCGTGCTCTCGCCGAATCCGAAACGACGGATGATCTCTTTAATGCTCCAGGGCGTACCTTTGCTGCGATGCAGATCGATAGCGGCCTTGATCAGCGCACGTTTGGAGTCATCCGATTCAGCCAATTCCCAGCCGTCGCCAAACAACGAGAACTGTTCTGCCAGCCAGGGCAACACGCTGCCGTCAGCGATATCGATCAGATAAACCAGCAAAGCATTCAAATCGATGTCATCAAAGCGGTCGGCCAATTCCGCCAGCGAACGAAAGCTGGCGTCAGCCGCCAACGGCGGTGGCAACAGTTGTAGTGAATCAGCCATTCGACACCCCGACGACGCTGACATTGATGCCCGTACAGTTCGCCCATTCACTGTCATCAAGCACCATCAATGACGGCGAAACGAGCTCTACCTGATACACGCCGGGGATGGAAAGCGTGGCAATAATCTGGCTTGGGACAATGTCACGCCCCAACGTGGCGGTACGGGTTTCCACCCAGGCCTGCACCGCTTTTTCTGCAGCAGCCTGAACGACGCCAGCCTGTTCGCCGTTAAACAGCGTCAATTTGGCGCTGATGGCGTAATCCACCTGCGTGGGTGATTTGGCGGAAACAAAATCCGTCAGTGGACGCACCTGTTCGTCGGAGCAAAAACTTTCCACCAGCGAAAGCATGCTGCTGTCCGGCAGGCCAGTGCTGAGCAACGGATAAAGCACCACTTCGCCCGGTTCGGGCGACATCACCGCGACATCGACAATGTTTTGGTGTGCCCGCATCGCATGGAAGCGATATGCCAGTTTCGATCCCGCCGTACTGAACGATTCCGGTGCCAGTTGAACACGTTCACGCAGGCGATCATCATCTTCCTCGGCGGAACCGCCGCTGCTCTTGGTGATATTGACGACGCTTAAATCACTGTCGCCAATCTCATCCAGCAGAGTACTGATCTGAGCAGGCAGCCAGTCATTGCCCACATCGCCACTTTCGGTACAGGTCGCCAGCACGGTGACCCCGCTGCCGCTCGCTCTCAGCAGCGCGTCGCTGTCGGTGGTGAAAATCACGCTGTCTGATGCGCTAACGCGAGTACCCGCAGGAATCAGCAGATCGCTGACTAACGGCGTTTCAGGGGTAAAGCGAAGTTCTGCACGCGCTGGCTGCGCCGCCAAACGATAGACGCCGACCAGTTCTGCCAGATAATCCAGCATCGGTGCACGCGCAAACGCAACCAGGTTCTGCTTGGCGGCTTCCTGGACCGCACTACGCAATAAAGTTTCCCGGTAGGCAAAGAGGTTAATCAGCAGGCGTTCGGCCTGCGCCGGATAGAGTGTTTTCCCCGAATCAGCTTCATATTTCGCGATCATTTCGGCGGTAATCTTCGCCGCATCACGTTCAATAAAATTGGGTTCTGTCAGCGCCATAACAACTCCGTGGTCTGTGTCGCGCCATTAGCGGTCTTCCAGCTAACGTGCAGCGTCAGGTGAGCCCCATTCACAGAAGGTTTAACCGCCAGTAGCTGGCAGCGAGGTTCCCATCGTTTGATCGCTTCTACCGATTCCCTGACGACATGCGGAATCGCACGATCGATCGGATAATCGAGATACAGATGTAGATTGCTACCAAAGTCAGGCCGATGTGGGTCGCTGCCGCAGGGTGTCCGCAGGATGATGTGAATCGCCTGCATGATATCTGCCGTTCCTTCGACGATGTCGCCGGGACGTTGCAGCGCCGGTTGCCAAAAAACAGATTGAGTTTTCATAGGGGGCTATTGTCGCCCCCGGTGAGAGAAAGGAATATTAAAGCGGTTTAGGGAAACGTTAGTGCGAGTGGTGATTGGAGTTGCCGCCAGCATCCATGACGCTGCCGCTGGCACTGACGTTGCCGGAGATACTGACATCACCGCTGAGGCTGGCACCGCCGGAACCGGACATCCCGCTCTCGTAGGTGAGTTGCCCTTGCACCAGTAGCTTGCCCGTCACCGTCGTTTCTGGCGCATTAATGGTGACCCGCTGGGCGTTAACCACCACGTCAGCACCGCTGCTAATCGCAATATGCTGCACGCCGCCGTTGATCGTTAACGTATGCGTTAGACGATCGTATTCAATATGTGCGCCGTCAGCGAACGTTACCGCCCTTTTGTCCTTATTTGCCAGCATTGGCACATCAACGGCGGAGTAAATCGCCCCTAGCACTAGGCCATCTTCGCCGTTGCCGTCCAGCAGAACTTCGACCTGCTCGCCAATATCCGGCAACCAATAATCCTTATTATTCTGCGTATTACGCTGTAATACCGGAAGCCAGGCCGTACGCAGATTATCGCACTCTGGTAGACGAACGCGCACCATGACGCGAACCTCATCTACCGCACTGATCGTGCCAATTCGACGAAATAAACTCATAAACCTATATCCTTTTTACTCTTGACCGTCTGTGTTGTCTGGCTGCCATCCGGGTGGTAAGTCACCAGCGTTTTTCCGCCGTCCGATTTCCGCTTGCCCGCCGTAATTGGCCCGCGAATCAACCCAATCTCCGTGGTGTAGCCACTGCCACGTTCCAGAGCATGGCGAGCCGATTCGATCAACCAATGGCCAGAAAGTTGGCCGAACGACACCAGCTCTACTTTATTACCCGCCGCCAACTGTGGGCTGCCCATCAGCGTCATCGACCCCTTTTGTTGCTTTTCGTTGTGCGCATCCAATGCGGCATCCGTTTTCATCCTCGCTCCAGAAGCATCCGCCGCGCGCACGTTAACTTTTAACGTATCCGCACTGGTCTCAGCACCGGCAGGCTTCATTTCGTTGTTCGCGCCACCGTTGGCTTCATAAACCATCAGTTTCTTTTCACTCCCTTTCTGATACTTCGTCTTGGCGTTTTTATAGACGTGGCTGATCGTGTCGCTCAGTGAAAAACGCGCGACGTCCGTTGGCTTAATTTGTCGAACAGACGCCTGATTGCGCAGCGTCGCCAGATGGGAAAAAATCAGATGGTCGCTGACCACCTTCACGACATAGCCATATTCACTGGCGAGCCGCTTTAGAAAAGCAACATCGGTTTCCGCATATTGCGTAACGCGATCGATCTTGATGATTTGAATCTTCCCTACCAGCATCAACTGATGCTTTTTCGCGATACGTGTCGCAATCGCGGCTAACGTTGTATCTTCAAAACCGCGGTTTGATTTGGTTCTCAATGCACGATTGACCGATGTCGCGACGCCGCGAATCATTACTTCGCTAGGCGGTGAACTCACCTCAATTTCATCAATCGAGAAAGTGCCGCAGTCAAACAGCATTTCACCGAGATACCCTAGCTTGAGCGATAACGTATCGCCCGTACCGGGATACCACTTATCCATCCAGCGGCCATCTGTATCATCGAGCCTAACCTCGATCGAATCCGATTCATTCTTGATGCTATCGGTATACGTCACGCTGGTAACATACGGTGCGATATCATTGGTGATGTCTTTTTGCTGATACCACAGGGTAAACGCCGGTTGCAGTACTTCCGACACCGCAGGAGAGATCAGCTTGAGTTCTTCCGTTAACGCAGCCATGGTGGGGTGTCCTCCGCTTTACTGGCCTCTGCCTGTTCAATAATCGGAATCAGCACCACCACACCCGATGGCAACAGCGGCACGATGGGGATATGCGGGTTAGCCGCAATGATCCGCGGATAGCCGAGCGGATCGCCGTAATACAGGTAGGACAAGGTATCCCAGCGTTCGCCCTGTGTAGTGATATGTTCAAGGTGCATATGCTTCAACCCTCTTCACGATTTCCGCCGTCAGTTTGCTCAGCGCAGGTTCAGCGCCTTTAAATGTGTCGCTCGCGGCATCAACATGTTTGCTGATGGCTTCCAGCTTCTCGATAACATTTTTGCTGTCGACGTCCTGCAACAAGGCGGCAACTTGCTTGACCTGTTTCAGCATTTCATTCGCCGCTTTATTAACCGCTGTAATTTCAGGCATCATCTTCTCTGCCTGAACCGCTGTATCAGATATGGCCTCTGCCGCTTTTTTAAACGCCGGTTCCACCTCACTTAACGGCGTCAATACATTCCCGACTTGTGTTAGCAGTCCGGGAATTTGCAACAGCGCAGTTTCGGGATTGTTTTTCATCCGTTTTACAATCTGCACGGTGGTTCTCGCCGCCTTAACGGCAGACTGCGCCTTCTTGGCATACGTGACAGCCGTGCGTAGTGAAGCTGCAAAATTGCTCACTTTATCGACTGCTTTGGTGATGGCGCTGACGTTAGGAACAGGGGTTTCTATCGCTGGCGGCTTGAGCGGATTCTTCGGATCGCCAATGTATTCTCGCAGCGTTAGCTCGGCATTCATGGCCAATACGTTGCCCTTCGCGTCAGTATGCTGGCTGGTCGAGGTCAGTGCCGTAATCACAAACCAGCCGCGATAATCCCCATTGCCGAAGACTAACGCCATTGCCTGATGCGCCCGCATCGCCTCAGCCAACCGCTTCAGCTCCGTATCGGGCGTGCAGTACTGCTTGTGAAACACGAGACTAATATTAATCTCGTCCAGCTTCGCGCCGATGAACTGCAGGCCGGGTTTACCTTCAATGCGGCCATGCTCGGCATAATCTGCACCGAATGACGAATTAAAGCCGTCCCAGTAGGCGGTCACTTTAAATTCAATATTTCCTAATACTGCAAACATCAGGCGTACCCCCTGCGCTCACGCTGGGTGAGCAGCTTGTTCAACATATTTTCCAGTTCATTCATGCTAAGCGTCAGCGTCTTCGTCATTTCAGGCGTTGGCGCTGCCTTCTGGCCGTTGAGATAAATGGTGGGTGAGAAAGCGACCTGAACACGCTCGGAAGAAGCCGCACTAACGAGCTTGCCTTTCGCTCCTCCGGCTGGGGAGGTCATTGCGACACGTTGTTGCGGCGTTGGCGCAGTGCCCTTTTCAGCAATAGGTTCATGTAGCGACAATGCAGATATCGGCGTAGGTTTTAGAACTGGCGGGGCTACAGCACTGGCAGCCACAGATTGACCGCTAGCTTCGATAGACACGGTTTTCGAACCCATACCCAAAAAGTCTTTAACGCCATCGGGAATAAACTCCACCATTTTGTTAAAAGTGCCAGAGACTTTCGGAAATTCACTCGACAATGCGTTCACAAACGCATCAATGCATAGTCGCCCCACCTCACTTAAACGTTCAGGTAACTTATTTCCTAACTCATTAACATCTTTAGCCCAGGTTGAATACCACGTACCAAATGGCGACCAATCAACCAGAACAGCGAGAACACCCGCCACGCCTCCAGACATTCCATCTTTGAGATCGGCCCAAAATGCTTTGAGATCCGCCCACAAATTTTTCAAGAAAGCGCCAATTTTTTCCCGATAGCGGTAGACCAGTATCCCAATAATACTTAATGCAATAATCGCCCAACCCACTGGCGTCGTCAGCAGCATACTCCCCAGAGACAAAACAGCTCGGCCCGCCATCATCAAGCCGCTACGTAACACACCGCCAAGCATGCGTGCTAATGTCCCGGCTCCACCAACCAGCCAGTTCAATGCCGCTCCAAGCCCCTGTAAGAATCCTGTTGTTCTTAGCCCTGCGGAAAATAGTTGCCAGCCCGTCTTAATCTGTAAAATACCGTCCTTGAATGCCTGAAACGAAGATAACAGCGTGCGAATCCCCTGCCTCGCGCCACTCACCGCTTTCCCGAACATAAAGAAACTCGCAACGGTCACCACAATGCCGCGAACCAGTTCAGGGTTCGCGGCCGTCCAGGTCACCAGTTGATCCAAAATAGGAATCAATATGTCGCTCAAGGAAACCAATACTGGCGTCAGCGCTTCACCCACATTGAGTGCAATATTCACCACTGACGTTGTCATTTTCTGCCAGCGTCCGGTCAATGTGTCATTCTGCTGGGCTAAGTCGAGCCCCAGCGTTTGCGTGGCTGCCGGGCTGTCCATTCTCTGTTGGTTCGCTTGATAGCTCTGCCAGTTCTGCTTCATCGACATCGCATGATTGACGGCTTCTGGCGTACGGAACACCTCCTGCAACCCGTAGCGCTGCATTAAACTTTGCTGTGCGTCTGCGTTGCCCGCTTTACTGGCCTTATCCCACAGTTGCTGGAATTGACTGCCTTTGCTGTCGATGAATCGGTTACTAATCTGAACCGCAGCGTCGTACTGTGAATATCCACCTTTCATGTAGCTTTTTAGTGACGCGTTATAATCTACGCCCGCGTTGTAGTAGCTGTCGGCAATGTCGGTTCGTCCCACCGAATTCATGAAACTCCCCAGCCGAGCAGCTGTGTTCGCTTCCGTATCCGCACCTTTTGTCGCGCTCAAACTGGAAACCAATTGGCTCAGCGCCTGATTACCCGTCGCCCCCATCGCCGTAAATCCTGGAGCCAGCGCAGTCGCGTATTGTGTCATCGACGCCATGGAGAAACCCTGTTTAGTGCCCGCCAGCATGCGGGAGAAGGATTCCTCCAGCGCCTTCGCGCCTTTCAGGTTAAACACGTCATCCAACGTGACCGAAAGTTCTGTAAGATCGGACAACGCCGCGCCGGATGCCGTTGAGGTTTTCCCCAACACTGCCGCAACATCCGTTGCCTGCTGCTGCGACATTCTGTTATCAAGCAGTTGTCCGGCACTGCTGAGCAACGCATCCGGCGTTTGGTTCACCTGTTGAGAATATTGACGCAGGCGCTGCCCCATCTCTTTTTCTTGCTCGCTCGACATCCCATGTGCAACGCTGATATCACGCAATTGCGCCTCAAATGACGCATAGCGTGTGACCGACGCCACAATAGGTGCCATCACTGAACCAAATGTCTCCTTTATTTCCTGGAAGCTTTCGGTGCGTTCGGCATGACTCTCACGTAGCGTTTCCTTACGTGACTGACTGCTCGCCAGCCGCTCCTGATTGATTTCCAGTTCAAGCCGCGACTGATTTAATTGGGATACGGTTTGTGTGCAAACAGCACCGAAACGCTCCAACGACTGGTTTAACTGAGACACAATTTGCGTGCTAATAGCGCCAAAGCGCTCCAGCGACTGATTAAACTGCCGCTGCCGCTCCTGCGCTTGTTTGAGGCTATCGCTAAGTGGCTGCAGCGATTTTTTTGTGTCATCCAGCGTGGCGCCAAACACTCTGCCCAGCATGACACCATTTAAAAGCATATCCACGGTTCACTCTCATTCAGAAAAGCCCCTTGTGGGGCGGATCGGAGACGGCGGCTTACGCCGCTCCAGTGTGGTTTCCCCATCACAAACCGGGGATAAAACGAGGCAAAGGACGGGTGATAAGTGGGAGAAGAAGACAGGTGGTGAGGGAGAAAAACGGCCAGCTCCCTTATCGCTGGCCGGGTTAGGGTGGATGGTGGACTCATTAATCCAATCAGTAATCAGTCTTCCTCACCGTTCTCACGTTTTATCTGTTCGCTGGCTTCATCCAACCAGCGTTCAAAGTCGTCCAATTCCAGCGCATCAATCTCACTCGGCTGAAAGCGAAACCACCTCGCCAGCAGGGCCTGTGCTTTCCACAGCAGCGCCGGCTGCGTTATCCAACCCAAGTAACTGCTGAAATCGTTTTTGCAGCGCCATATAGTCCTGCGCGTCCATCTCATCGATGTCTTCCGGCACCAGACCGGTCATACGCGACAGCAGCGCGTCGTCCCAGTTGCTTGGGTCATCGCTGATTTTTTTCACCGCTTTGATGTCTTTGACTTTCAGACGCTTGAGAGAAATAGACTCCACGCGTTGACCGGCAGAAGTGGTGTAGGGGAATTGCAGAGAATAGGTTTCAGTGTGCATAACGGCTCCTTAGTAAATGTCGGGAGCAGTATCGCGTGCGGCGGGGAATAACGATTTTAAAGTGAATTAGAAAACGAAAATGGCGGGCATAAGAAAGGGGCCGAAGCCCCTCTCATTCCTTACTTAATCAATGAATACCAAATTAACCGCCGATATTAGCGCGGTAGCTGTTCAGTTGATCCACGCCGCCCACCATGAAGATGTTGGACAGGTAATCCAGCTCCAGCAGGTCTTCACCGTTCATCACCTGCTTGATGTAGGTACAGCTGAACGCGCTGCTAAAATCCGGGTTTTCGTGCTGCTTGAACGTGCCCAGCGGATTCTTTTTGAACATGATGGTCATGTGAGTCACCAGCGGCACTTCTTCGATACGGCCCTGAGAGCCATAGCGTTCCACGCTGGAGCGGCACTGCAACGCCAGCGACTGGTAAGGATTCGCCGCCGCCAGCATCGCTTCACGGTAGAAGGAGTTCCATTTGATCTCGCCTTCCAGTTTGTCGAAGCCCGCAGGCAATTCGATCTTGCCGACCATGCCCAGCGCCTTGTGCTCCTGCATAATCATGGAGATATCCGGCAGTTTGATTTCCTGCGCACGCCCCAGCAGGTTGGTGCCGTTGATGTAGATGTTGGCGTTGGTAATACGGTTTACTTCAATTTTCCCGGCCATCAGTTAGTGCCCTCCAGCGTTACCAGGTATTCCGAGGTGATCTCCGTCTCAAAGGTCAGACGCTCAAGCGGCGGCGGCGGAGTGAATTTGTAGTTAAGCAACAGGTGCCCTGCCGCCAGTTCGGTTTGTTCGTTACGCGCGGCATCAAACCAGCATTTGAAGCCCAGCAATGCGCCGTCACCGATCAGCTTGCGACCGTAGGCGTTGACGGATTCCACCAGCGCATCGATCAGCGCCTGATTGATCGGCATATCGATGTACTGCTGGCTGAAATAGCGGATGGATTCGTTAATCACATCGCCAGTACGACGCACGTTTTCGAAGTTCTTCATGTGCGTCACGGTTGGCCAAGCAGCAGTGCGATTGCCCCACAGGCGCAGGCCGGAACCATAGCTGTTGAAAATGGTGCTGATGCCCTGCTCGTTCAGCAGGTTCACTTCACTCTGCGGATCGTCAATCATCGCCGACAGCTGGCGCTCTACGCCGGTGATCCCTTTGATTTCCTGATTGGATGATGACCACCAGAAACCTTTCTCCAGATCGACTTTGGCACGCAGACCGGCGGCACGCGCCGACAGCGGCTCCAGACGTTCGCTGTTGGTTTCGGCGTTGTACACTTTTACGTGCGGATAGCACAGACGAGCACGTTCAGAGCTGGTGTTGAAGTTGATCGTGCCTTCCGGGCCACGGCCGCTCAGAGCCTGCGCAAAGGTGGTGCCGATTGGCGCATCGATATAGGCAATCGCGCCCAGTTTGTCAGCCAGCGAGATCAGCTCGGTCGTTACGCTATTTTGCGTACAGAACACCGGCGAAATCAGAATCTTGGCAAAGAAGCCGTACAGGTTGTAGGTATCGTTCAGCAGCTTCATACCGGTACGTTTGCCCGCGGCATTGATGCTGCCGATGATGTCGGCGGCGGTCACTTTCGTGACATCAGCAAAGTCATAAGACGCGCTAACTACGGCAGCAACATCAATATTTTTACCCAGATTTTTCAGGACGCCGGTTTGCGCATCCAGCGTATAGTCCTGACCTTCGACAAACGGCTGACCGCCTTCTGCCGCTGTCAGCACCAGCTTGGCAACCACACGGTTTACCAGTTGTGCCGTACCGGTCGCTTTGTCAAACGTGACTTTTTCTGCGCTCACAGACGATTTGTGTTTCGCCGGGTCCAGCACGTTGATGACCAGAACCGTACCCGCACCATGATCGTAAATTGCATCCAGCGCCTGCGGGATGGTATAGCCGCCGAACTGGCTACCAAACTGCGCCGCGTCTTTTTCAGACAGGCACAGCGTAACGTCATTTACCGCACCCTGCGGTGCCGTACCAATCAGCCCAATCACCGCAGATTTGACGGTTTTCACCGGACGAGCACCGGTTTCAACTTCAATTGTCTCTACACCATGCAAATAATTAGCGGCCAAGGGTCACCTCCGTTGCGCTATCAGCCAGAACCTGATCCGCGACAGGCAGCAAATAGCCCAGCGCGATCAGCGTTTTCACATACTCATGATCTGCTGGCAGTTCAGTCACCTGAGCGGGCCAAAGCAGAATTTCCTGACCATCTGCCAGCGTGACGCCGCTGGCGGGGCCGGTGTAGCGGTATTTCATGCGTCTTTCTCCTCATAATTAACCGTGGTAAGCAGCGGACCATCCGTCTGCTCGCGGTCTTCGATAAAAAGGGTTTCTGTGGTGCAATCGATGGCGTAATGCCAGCGTCCTCCGGTGTAACCAACGTAGCGGTCACGTACTAGCCGAATACCGCGATGACAGTCAGGCAATCGGTATCCTCCCAGCGCCTGACGGACGGTATCGAGTGTCGCCAGTACGCCGTCTTCGCCATCCAGCTCCGGCAGCAGCACGGCAACCATCAGCTGTGGTCGCTGCATCTGAACCGGAGAATCCACATCTTCCGGTGCGGAAAATTCGGAACCGCGATACCCCACCAGCACATCGCCAGCAGTCAGAAGGTCTGGCCCGATCAGAATGTTTTCTGGACAGGACGCAATCCGCCGTGCCGGTAAGTGCTGTTGGAGGCGGGCTATCACCGCATCGATAATTGGTCTGGTATTCATATCCGTTCACCCACTGTATTGATGGCACACTGTTTTGGTGGCACATCGTGTTGATGGCGCTAGTATCCGGATAATGGTTGGCTGCGGCTTTTAATCTGTTTTAGAAAAAACAGCGACGTGATTTATTTGAAAAAAACGCCTAATACACTGAAAAATAAAAATTACTTTGATAAAAAAAACGCCAGCACAACCGTGCTGGCGCAAAGGAAGATGACGAGACTGATAACGCGTAAAGACAGAAGTGAAAGCAATGTAATGGGATTACCGATCCCAATATTTTTCCGGCCGAGCGATGCCAACCATACAATCAACCGCATATTCCACGACATCCACACCAAGGCGGGTAAGATTCGCCAGCCAGACGCCGCCCGCCTCCTTGGTCAATACCGCCATTTTGCGATCGGCCAGATAATCCAGTGCATGACGCAACTCTGACTCTGAAGCGTCGGCATACAACCGCTGCATCACGGCCAACAGAAACATTTCATTCGCGGTATAAGGACGTGTTTTATTTAATGCGACAAGCAAGTGCCAGCGCATCGATGCCTGTCGAATACACTGCGTATCAGCCATGATTTCCTCCCGAATACCGCTGCTGCACTAACTCCAGTTTGTTATAAAGCGCATCCAGTTTGGCTTCGATGACCGTCTGACCACGGATGTAATCCTCACGTCTTACATAAACCAGCGGTAAATCGGCGCGGAACTCCAGAAACTCACGTTCCAGCCGCGTCCATCCCTGCTCGCTCTTCTGTCGTGCGTTTTCCAAAGCGGCAAAACGCTCGTTCAGCCGCTTTTCAATCTGCGTGAGCAGAATCCTCCCTGCGGCAAACAGGAAGCTCATAAACGATAGCAACAGGCCAACCAGCGACCAGAACTCCACTTCAATCTTCACGTGTTACCTCCCCTGTCTGTTGTAACGCTTCGATATAATCCAGCAGCGCGTTAACCTGCGCACTCAGCGCCTGATAGCGCTCTCCGTTGTCGCTGATGTTGGCGAGGATATCGCGCTGGGAGACACCTGAAAGTTGTAATTCGGCGTCAGCGGTTGTGCCGAGATCGGACGCTGCGCCAGTGCGGCGGGCAGCGGCGGTAATGTCTGCGGCACCGTCGGTGGACAGACCGAAAGCGGCGTTGTAGTGCTGCACGAAGCCGCGAGTAAACACGCACTGCACAGGCTGAACTTTGCCTTTTTCGTCAATGTATTGCTGAGTAACATGGTCAATTTTCCGTTGCAGAGCGGCGTTATCCGCCGACAGTTTTTGACGCGCCGCGACATAGCGCTGTTCGAGTTGATTCCCACGCTCTACCTGCTGCTGGTATTGCTCCGCCGCCGCGCGTAGTAGCTGGTTCTGGGTTTCGGCCTGCTGCTGCTGTAGCAAATTGAATGCCGCCTGCTGTTTCGCCAGCGCGGCATCCCCCAGTGCTTGCGCCAGTTGATAACCCTGATTATGGCCAGTCAGATAGACCGCGAGTAGCAACACCACGACAAGCAGGACCGCGACCACGCGTGGCGAAAGAAAGGATTTCAGGCTATTGAGAAACAGACTATTCCACACAGCTCGCCCTCCCCCAGCTCAAATACCGTGGTGCCAACTGATGCAAAATGCGGTCGGGGTAATGGCGATTTTCACGCCAGTTGGCGGCGCTACGTCCGGCATTGACGGTTTCTACATGATCGAACCAACGAAGTATGTCCTTATCGGCGATCTTCGCACGCTGCTTATCACGCTGTAACCAGCCAAGTCCGCCGTTGTAGGACGACAAGGTCATTGCCATGCGTTCACAGTCGTTGCTGGCGCTGATTCGCGTCCACAGCCAGCGATCGTAGCCCGTCAGAGCACGGATAGCCCAGGCAGGATTAAACGGTTGATTCGCGCGAAGTTCAGGGACAATACCGCTAAACCAGTCGGCGGTGGTCGGCATAAACTGCGCCAGCCCCTGCGCACCGACGGGTGAAACGGCCCGAGGATTCCAACCGCTTTCCTGATGCAACTGCGCCGCAAAGTCAGCAATCGGGGCATTCATGCCCCAATCCAACCGTGCACTGCGGATCACATCACTGCGGTACGCCTGCGCGGCACGAGGGATGGTGTCGGCGCAGACCACCGAGCTAAAAAGCAGCGGGCTAAAAAACAACGTGATGAGGAGGTGTCGCATATCACAGCCCCATCGCTACGCCGATGCAAACGGCTGACACAATCAGCGCTCGTCGTAACATTGCAGCGGCAAATACGGTATGGTGACCGTCCCGAACCGGAAAACGTCCACGCGGTACAGGTTCATCACCTTGTTCGAGGAACAGACCGGGACGCGCTTTAGGAAACAGCGAGCGATCCAGCCAATAACCTAATACCGCGGCGAGTGAAATAAGCGAAAGCTTATAGACGGTGACGGGAAGCTGTTGCGGTGAAATCAGCCCGATAACAGCAAAGAGAAAAGCGGATGTCACAATCCAGCCGGTAAGACGCGGTTTTTTGATTTTTTTCAC